ATGCTCAAAGCCAGTCATGAATTACTTCAAAGTTTACTTGATCATTGCATTAATCTGAAAGGTGTAGGAGTCAGATTCGAGGCGTATGAATTAAAAACAGGAGATTTTGAAAGCTACTCTGAAAATGAGTTGAGGGAATACCTTGACATAATTGTTTTTGAAAAAGACTTAATTATAAAAACAATTGAGCCGGGAAGAGAGCTCTACGAGGTCGGAAGGCTCGCAACAACGTTTAAAAGTCTGCAGGGTGGGTTTAAAAGATATTATAAACAACAACGAAAAGGTCACTGGTGGAAAATCATTAAGGCAGTAGCACCTTTGATGTTTGCTTTTACAGCATTTTGCCTGTCTTTAAAATCTTGCACCGATACCCATTTGGATGATACCTTAAAAAAAGAAAACGACTCGCTTAAAATTGAATTGAGGAGAGTAAAAGATTCTATTACTAATACTAAATAAACCCAGTCAAGAGTAACCGGGCAGAACATTTTTAAACATAGATTACATTAATATAATTGCCGGTCATTACCCTGGCCGGCAAGGGGCTTACAACTCTGACAAATTTTTAATTACCAAACTCGTCGTAACCTATTGGGATTAATTCAGCTGTTTTCTTTTCATTCCGAAATCCATTTATATGGAAAAGCTCTTCCATGGGTAACAGCACCAACTCCTCCGTGTCCATCGCCTCCAACATTGCATTTATAGCATCCAAAGCTTTTACATGAAGCTTGTACAGCTTTTTGCCTTTATCAGTAACAGGGCCAATCTTAAACTCATTCCTAATTGACTCCTCAGCTTCCGGGGTTAGTATCGCCTTACCTTCTGCATCAATGGAAATAAAAGATAATACACTTGCTCCGTGGCCAGAGACGGGGTTCCATTCCCTTTTTCTTATATCTGCAATTACCTCCAAGATTTTTCCGACAATACCATCAATCTCACCGATAATATTCTTCCTCAAATGCCTACCGGCAATTCCCTGTCCCAGCTGGTCCTCTGCGTCTGCGTGCAAATCCTGCGTGAGCTTATGTGCGCCAGCCAGGATGTCTTTGAAAATCTCATCAGTAAGTGAGCCAAACAGCAATTTCTGATAAAGCGGGATCACGTTGTCATTAATGACTTTAATCCATTGCTTAGTGTTACCAATCTTTCGTAATGCGGCGCCCTCGTCGAAATGAACAACTAATTTTGTTTCCATTTTTTACCTCCTGGGATTCATTTGTTTATTAATTTCATTTTCTTCTTTGGCCCAAGCTTTTATCATGGCGTCCATTTCGGCTTGTTCCTCTTTTTTCTTTCCATAGACCTCTTCAAGAACTTCCTTCCTAATTTCAGCCTGGTATTCTTCTGGAATAAGGTCCAGTAACCTTTTCTTATCGCTCATACGACTTGTTTTATAAATGATTAAATATTTACTCCATTATTTGCTCCCCTTTAGCTTTTGCATTGACAAGCACTTGATAATACGGGGTCCGTTCAGTTCCTATCTCAACTCACACCGGGTTCTGATGCGAGATGTTACCTCACTTTTATCCCGTTTAATTGTTGATCACGCATTATCCGTTCAATGTTTATCAATCTTGCCGTATTATCTACAATAAGGTTTAATGATTTTAGGCTATCGGTCGCCACGTTCAACTGTTGTATAGCTGTCAATCGCAAGCCTCCAAATTGGCCAGCCAATAAATCTGCCTGCTGTTCAGTGATTCCTTTTATTGCTCCGGATAAAGCACTGCCGCCGCTGTTGCCGGATGAGTTAAGATTGAGGCCGGTTATTGACTGAAGGTTCTCAAATTGCTTCCCTGCCTTGTTGATGATGTCATTGTACAACTGTTGCAATTGACTTATTTCATCACTGGTCAACACATCGCCACTTCCGGATAAGTTGGCGAACTGATTGTAAAAATCCTCCAACGGCTTCTGCAAGGTTTGATACTTAAGGGCATTCAGTACCGCGTTTTTCATCAGGTCCTGGAAGTTATCCGCAAAGTCTGCAGCAGAGTGCAAGCCATTCTGGAAGCCTTGGATAATGCCATCCAGGATACTATCTGCAGTAGTTCCAGTATAGCGCTGATTAAGTTCTGTCTGGGCTGCTTGTGCCGATTCTCCAATGGCATCGAGTTCATCATGCACCTGTTGCAATTCAGAGAACCATGCTTTAGTGGCATCATCAAGCTTGCCTTCCGTAAACAGTTTTTCTAGTTGATCATAATCGGTACCTGATAAGCCAGCCAGATCCTGAACGACCTTCGTTTTTTTGCCAATGCCCAGAAAGCCGCCATACTTTTCTGTATGCTCACCTGTAATTTGCTGGCCAGTATCTTGTATCTGTTTTAGTAAGCGGTCGTAATCTGCTTGCGCCTGTTGCTTCTGAAGCTCAAGCATAGCCTGCCGGTCCTTTAACTCCTGATTGGTCAGCTTGCCAATGTCTTCCTGGCTGCGAACCCTATCCCTCAGCAGCTCGTTGTATTGGATTTCACCGATGATTAATGCATCTTGGTAAGCTTTGATCTCTGCCTGAGCTTTACGTTCCGATTCCTTAGCCTTGGCGCCAATGGAAAACAGGCCACCAATAGCTGAGACTGCTGACGATATACCACCAAAAACATTTCCTTCTTTAAAACTTGCCACAGCGTTAACTGCGTTGCCAGCCACATTTCCCAAATCACCCAATGTACTTATTGTATCAGCCAGAGCCGGATTAGCATCAGCGAGGGCACTGGCTAAGCTTTGCAAGGAAGATGATACAGACAAAATACCAGCACCAACCCTTTTTAAATCATCAATCTGTTTTTTGCTTGCGTTCTGGTATTTTCCTTCATCTAAGGCAACAATCTTCTTTTTGATTTCAAACTCTTTATCCTTAAGCTTATTGTATTCAGTCTGAGAAATATTCAGATCAGACATAGCAATGCGTGTTTCAGCTAAAGCCTTGTGTTGCGCAGCCAGGTCTATTTCAAAATTGCTCTGTTGCGCATTGAAAACATCGCTGCTTGATGAAAACCGGTTGTTAATTATACTGTTGTTGCCAGCCTTCTGGCTTTCTGCAGCCTGCTCAAATGATTTGATCTGCTTATTTACATAGTTGTCAATGTATGCATCATCAAGCTTTTCATTATCCTTAATCAACTGAGCCTTTAATTCTAAAAGCTTTGCGTTAAGTGTAATTGTGTCATTGATAGTATTTTGGGCACTCAATTCGTCCAGGGCTTCCTTTTGACTATTCAGCTGCTTGCGCAAATTAAGCTCCTGCTGTCCGCCTTCTTCAGCCTGTGCAAGCATTGTATTGGTATTGGATATACGCGCGTCAAGATCATTTTTTGCAACTTCGAAAGAATACTGCTTACGTAGTTCCGCAATCTCCTTTTCGTTTTTTGCCACGATCTCTTTTATCTTGGCAGCATTTCCCTGGGCATTTACAATCTCCGTTTGGGCAGCGACATTCAAAGCATCTATCCTCAATTTCAATTCTGCATAAGAGCCTTGTTTTGCCGCTGCAAGCTGAGCTTCTACTAAAGACTTTTGCTGATCAATGAATGCCAGCAGAAAGTCCCTGTTTGCATCTGCCTGGGCCTTCTTACGATCCGCATTTATTTTGGCCTGTTGTCCGGCTGTAAGGTTTGGATCGGATAATGATTGCCGGGCTTCTGCATCTGCTAACCCATTCCGCGCTTTCAATTCTTCCTCGCTACCTTTTTTTGCCTGCTCGACTCTTGTTTCCCAAAAAGCAACAGAATCTTTAAGCTGTTGCTCATAGCTATGTTTCCTTAATGCCGCCTGCTGCTGGTCAAGAGCCAACTCACTTTCGTGAAATTCTTTAAGTGAGGCAATGTTTCGGTTATAGTTGTCAGACTTTGCATTGTAATCGCTCTGCAACTCAGCTCTTTCCTTTTCTAACTGCTCCTTTTTCTTTTTATCGCTTTTATCAGAGATGTGGGCGATATCATCATTATACTGTTCGATTTGGGCTGCCAGGTGATTAAGGTCATCCAGTGATTCAGATGTTGCTTTTGTAAGTTCATCAACAATAGACTTACCGGCAGAAGTAACCGGCGCAGAGGCAAGTTCCTTACGCTTAGCCGAAAGGGCAATTTCAGCATTCAATATCTGTTCTTCGGATGCATTGGCATTTTTAAGTGCTTCCACTCGATCTTTCAAAGGCTGAATCTGCCGTTGGTTCGCCTGGTCAATGTATAACCTGGATATTTCTGCAGATAGTCTTTGCGATTCCAGTAAAGCATCGTTTAAAGCCTTTTGCTTTTCAGCGGCATCTTCCGTCTTAGTCGAAAGCAACTGCACGGCACCAATGATCGCTGTGAGAGCAACCAGTAATATACCGGCAGGGTTGGCAGCCATCGCAGCGTTAAGCCCTTTTTGTGCAGTGGCCGCGCCTGTTGCAGCTACAGCCTGAGCCTCTTCTGCCACTATTACGGCACCAGTTGCAACCGCTTGCTCTGTGGCGGCTGTTGTAGCAAGTTTGGAGAACTGCAGTCTAAGATATTCATTAAGCTGGCTATCTTTTGCAAGGACGTTTGATAGCTCCTGCACCCCGTTTAAAACTGCCAATGCGGATGTCACCTGCGCAACCGTTTTTTCAGCTGCTTCATTACTTCCGGTGAACAGTCCTACAGCTCCTGCCGCTGCTGTAAATCCACCAACTAAGCCGCGGACTCCTTGAGCCAGTGCATCTATGCCAGAGGTGTTTGATGCAGCAAGCTTTATCTTTTTTGTGAGGTTGTCTACTTCATGCTGTAGCTCTATCGCTCTTGCAGTTGCCTTTGCCAAGGCAGGGCCTTCCAGGGCACCGCTTGCTATCTGATTCTTCAATTGCGAAAGTTCGGTGTATGCACCCTTTATCCCATCTTTCACTTTTGCTATTCGCTCAGGATTTAGAGAAGCAATCTCAACCTTCAAATCTTTGATCTGTTGATTAAGAGATTGGCCGCTTGCAGTTTCCCTTTCAGCATCAGAAAGGTCTTCATACTCGGCTTTCAATTGGGCAAGGGCTGCTTTCTTTTCTTTGATAGAATTAATGCTACCGGTGTTCAATGCTTCGTAATCTTTTTGCCGCTTGGTGATCAGCTCAATATCCTCAGAAAGCAACTTTTCTTCACCGGTTAACGCCGCTATTGCAGCACTATACTCGCCGGCCGAAACCTTACCGTCAGCACTTGCTTTATCAAGTTCCTGCTGAGCCTTTTTGTTTTTCTGCAACTGGGTTTCCAGATCAATTAATTCATCTATGTAAGCCCTCGTCTCATCATCCAAACGCTGATAAGCATTTTCTGCCTGGGCAATTGCGCTTTGCAAGCTGTCAGAAAGTACAGCCTGTACATCTTCTGAACCACCTTTCTTATTTGTGCCCTGGCGCTGGCTTACAGGACCATTGAACCCCTGCTCGCGTAAATCCTTTTGGTATGCAATCAGCTCTTCATAATCTTTCTTCGCATTGGACACGATTTCTTCCATCAACTTCTTTTCTTCGCCAACTGTTTCAGGAGTAACGAAAATAGGCTGGGCTTCTTTTGCCAACTCATCTTGTATCTGTTTGGTCTGCTGAATGACCGTTGTTATTGCTTTTTCATTCTCCGTCTGCATTTTCTGCGCGGAGGCCTGTACAGATTGCGCAATGACATCCTGCACCTTTTTCATATCGGTACTGACCTGACCAACGTCAATAACGCTACCACCCAGCCGTGCAAGGATCTTCTCAATATTATCTGCATCGACTTCAAGGGACGAATAATCAATAGATGCTTTCCACTGTAAACCGCCTTGTGTTATTTCTGTTGCCATAAGAATTTGTTTAATGATTTTATTTTTTTTACTCCCTAATCCACCCCCTTGATCACCTTTCAGGTGTAAATCGTGGGGAAGACTGGAATTGAACCTATTTTTTTAGCGATCTTACAGCCTCTTCCAGGAGCATGTCTTTTGTTGCCCCTGATACTGTAATTGTTGTGATTTCATCATGCTCACCCATCGAACACCATATCGGAACACCGCTTTTAGGCGCACGCTGCTCAATCTCTTTGAATGTATATGTCTTACCATCCTGCTGACACCTAAAAACCACGTCATCAGCGATTACAGGGTAAGGAAGCATATCACCTTGTGTATCTTCAACAAGTTCTTTAACCGGTGCAGAGACCCGAGTGTAAAACTTTTCTACATCACCTTTCATTTCTGCCAGGTTGATTTTACCGGCTCTGATGCCTTCAAGAAACTTGATTTTCTGCTCCCTATCCATTTTGATTGATTAGTTTATTGACAATAAGATCAAGCTGCTCATCTGTAAGCTTTTCAAATTCGACTCCGGTCACCTGCTTATCTCGCCACTTGTCCGCCTGCCTGTTCTTTAACCAGAATATTGCTGCTGTTGTATCAGGCGGGTATCGTTCAGTATACTCTTGGGTGATCACCTGCCCTTCAAATTGAAAGAACTTCACAGCCTTATGTTCATAACCGGTTGCCCGTTCAAATAGCTTCTTGGCAACCTGGGCGTCGGCAATAGCCTTCCCTTTTTTAAGGGCTGTAGAAAACTCTATGAACTTCTTTTTCCAGGTGTTAAACGTCTTTTCTGTCACTTCAAACACCCCGGCCATTTCTGCATCAGTAAGGCCAAGCATGGCAAGCTTCTTTGCCATCACAGTAAACTCTGGTTTATAGCTGGTCTTACGACCTCCGCCCTTATTTCCTACTGCATGTTTATTTCCGTTTGGTGCTGGCATAGAATATTGTTTTTATGTCGTTAGGGTTTAAATGATTGAACTTTTTTTCAAATACTCGAAAAAGCTTTCACCAGCATCAACCGTAAGGTTGTCTTTGAATAGACCGTGAATACGCGCCAGGTCTCTCAGTGCATTATCTGCCGGGTAAAACTCAATTGAGTAACCATGTTCAGTTAACTTAAAGGCTTTGATCCTGCCGGCTTCCTTATCGAGAGCCAGGCGAGCCAGATCAAGTTTAGCTTCCTTGATCATTACAGTCTCACCTGGTATAATCCGGTAAGCATTAGGATTCCTTTCACACTCAATTTCTAAGCGTACAATTTGCCGCTGCTTTACCGCCTGTTCATTTCTGATTTCCTTTAATTCAGTATCGGAAATGTCTTTTGCAACTGTGATATACTTTTCAAAATCTTGTATCTGTGCTTTGAGGTCCTCGATAATCTGTTTCACGCTGACTTTGATCATCGGGGTAAACTCCTTGTCCACAAGTGTGAAGTAGTCATTTAAAGAAGCCCTGGCGATGTCAGATAATGCCTTTACGGTTTCTTCTGCAGAAAGTGATAAGCGGGAAAGCTCAGCGGATAGATACACTTTGAGGTTAACATTTGTTAACAGCCGGCTGGCTTGCTCTTTTGCAGACTTTGGATTGTAACCTGCCCGGATAGCCGCCTGCCTGCCGTTTAAATCTCTCAGATATTCATCTGCGAAGCGTTTCTGTTTTATTGTTAATTGCTGGTTCATAGTTTGTTGAGCGTGCAAATTGTTAGATGATTAAAATACTTTCATATACTCATCGTAAGCCTGCAGGTCAAACCATTTTTGAATTGATAAGATTGCCTTCAGCGGAATTTTGCAAAGCTTACCGTTGCGATGTTTTTTAATGTGCAAGTCAACATCATGCTGAATTTCCGGATCAATCTCCCTTTCGTCTTTTTGATATGATGGCCGGGTCAAGAACATTACCATGTCAGCATCTTGCTCAATAGCGCCAGACTCGCGTAAGTCACTCAGCTGAGGTTCTCTTTTTTCTTTTTCACTTGCCCTGCTGAGTTGGCTTAAGGCAACAATAGGAATGTTTAGTTCTTTGGCAATCGCTTTGAGATTACGAGAAATGTTGCTGATTTCTTGTTCCCGGAACTTTTCACCATCAGAGCCGCCACGCATTAGCTGTAAATAGTCTATGATAATGAATCTTACTTTGTGCTTAAGAACAAGTTTTCGGGCGCGGGAGCGAAAATCATTGATAGTAAGGGCTGCTGTATCGTCGATAAACAACGGAAGATTTCCTATCTGATTAGCCGCTTCGACATATTGATCATACTCTGCGTCACTTAAACTGGCGCCGTTAAGAATTTTCTCCAGGTTTATCGCACATTGACTACTTACAGCCCGCGTCATCAATTGTCCTTTGCTCATTTCAAGCGAAAAGAAAGCAACAGGACCTTCAGCAGCCGCATTTATAGCAAGATTTAATGCAAAGGAGGTTTTACCCACTGATGGCCTGGCAGCCAGGATAATCAAATCTGTAGGTTGTAGACCGCGCGTTATTTGATCAATTGGTCTTATGCCAACCTTAACACCAGAAAGATAACCAGGTGTTGATCGTACCTTATCCATCCGGGTGAGTTCTTGCGTCGCTAAGACATCAGCCGTCTCAAAAGAGAACACAGCGGTGTTGTTTCTTAATTTGATAAATGCGTTTTCACTATTATCCAAAACATCAAAAACATCGTTCTTTTCGTCGTATGCATTCTGCATTATCTGAGCGCATGTGCTGATAGCTTGACGTCTTAAAAATTTCTCTTTAATGATTCTGGCATGAGTCTCTACGTGGGCAGTTGATACGACACAGTTTGTAATTTTTGTAAGGTAGAACGGACCGCCGATTTCCTCCAGTTCCTTCCTTGCATTCATTTCAGTTGCTATTGTAAGCAGATCGATCGGTTTGTTTTTGTTTGCAAGCGCCTGAATAACGCTGTAAATTTTTTGGTGTTCGTGCTTATAGAAGCATTCTGCAACCGGAAGGATATCCAACACGTAAGGAATCACCCTCTGTTCGAGCATTACAGCCCCCAAAACAGCCTCTTCTACCTCAATTGCTTGCGGAGGTAGCGTACCAAAAGCAAGAAGGCTTAAATCAGCGCCATTTCGCCTCTTCTGCTCTTCTCTGCTGTTTGTATGCTTCTGCGTCGTCCAAGACTGCTGGTTTGTTGTCATTGTCAGAAATTATTTCGTCGTTGAAAGATTTATTGTTTAAGTAGGTTGCTGGATCTTGTCGATACTTCTTATCCGGAGTTGATGCAACATATTTTGGAATGTGGTCCATTGCCTTTGCTCGCTCTTCATCTGTGAGGCCTTGCCACTTTTTTCTCAGCTTTGGAATCATGCCTCGTTTTTTATCATACAAATTCCAGAAGTCATCAAATGAGTCCGTTAGATCAACATCTATATTTTCTTTATTTTCTTTATTACCCTTTTTGTTTGTATTCACTTGAGATTCATTTGAGATTCGTTTGAGATTCATTTGAGATTCATTTGCATGCTGACGACCTGTATAACTCTCATATTCACAAATAGTTAGGCGTGTCGTTTTTCGAAGGTCTTCGACATCAATCAGCTTGTCACTTTTGAGTAAATCAAAAAAACGCCTTACTTTACCTACATCAACCCGCCATCTCTTTGCCCAGGTCTGCAAACTGTTTATTGATTGTCCTCGTTTACAATCAATTAGTTGATAGCCGATGTTAATTTTCTTATCTTGGTGATTCACTTCCATCAAAATATCCAGCCACCATTTTAACTTGACTGGGTCTTCCCAAATCCAATGCTGGCGTATCTTCCGGGGCACCACTACAAAGCCGAAGTCCTGAAATATATTTGGTTCTTCACTACTAAACATGTTACCTTTGTATCAGTTTGGTTTTCTACTTTATTTAAAGCTTGGTGTTTCGGTCACCAGGCTTTATTTTTTTCGCTTATTCTCCATGTATTTAAGTACATCGTCCCACTTGTAGCGGACCAGTCCGCCGGCGCGAAGACACGGCAAACCACGCTTTCCCCAAGTAATAAGAGTTTCCTTAGATACACCAAGTCGTTTAACCAGGTCATCCTGCGTAAGTATTTCATTACTCGGATTGACCGGCGCCAAGCTGGCTAATGCTTTTGTTACGGCCGTTTGGATCATGTTTTCAATGTCCTCCGGACTCATAGTGATTAAAGTTGTTTGTTGCATAGATTACGCGGTTATCCGGTGAGTATTACGGGAAATAAAAAGCTGAATCTCAGCCGGTGAGTAAAGGACGCGACGCCCAATTTTAATAAAGGCAATATCGCCGGCTTTTTGTTTTTTCTCAATCATCCGCGGAGTGATTCGCAGTTGAGATGCAACTTCTTTCTTAGTTAAAAGCCTGGTGTCGTTTAACATATTTGTTTGTTTTTGTACGTTTCAGTTTACTTTGATTCGCAATTCAAACCCTAAAAAAACTCTTGTTTAGAGAGCTGGTACAAACGTACCTGTCAGTTAAAACCGCAAAAAATAAAAGATTACAACTTTTGGGTTGGTTGTATTATTTGTTGCGGCTCAACCTTTTCACAAATAGAATTCAAGTGCATTTGCTTAAAAAATGTGTTTTTATAACATTGGGTTTTGTTATATAATTTGTTCTTGACATTTTTTTGGTTGATTCCAATGATTCACTTAAACAAACCTATAACCAGCGTTTCCCAAACACAAAAACATGTTTACAGCATTTGGGTTAGCTGCATTTTTTCTTGGGTTCAATTCGTATTATCCCTAATCATACCCCTCTCAAACTCAATCTTGCAAAGGATTTCAGCAATTACTACTCAAAATGGAGCAACAAAGGGAGCAGATAGCTATAAAAGCGAAAAACCAGGTCCTTTTGGAACCTGGTAAAAGAAGCACTACCACCTGCTCATGCTTCTTCATTTTTTGCAGTTGGTTTTAGTCGAGCACAAGTCATTACTCACAAAGTGCCAATGAATATTCACGCTTCAGCTTTTCAGTCTCTGACTCATCTTTAAATTTCATACGCCCTGTCAATACTTGTACCTGGAGCATCACTTGAACGCTCCAGTCTGTCAAATCACGTTCGCGAACTTTCTGTGTCCATGTCCAGGTTGTATTTGGTCTCCAATATTTTGCCGTACTCTCACCGCTCAATCCAGTTATCAGCTTTGCAAGCCGTACAGTATTGTCGCTAATAAGTACACTTGCGTGGGAATTAATTATAGAGGCCTCGGCATTAAGCACCATTGCTTCAGAGGTAAGCTTTGCAGACTCAGCCAGCAGGCGTTCACAATACAGATTGTTTTCGTCCTTTCTTATTTCAGACTGTGTCCGGGTTTCTGGGAAGATTACTGTTGGTTTTACTTTTGAAACTCGCATGATTTATAATTTGATGATTAGTTACGTAGATACCGATGTACCGATATGGAAAGGGATTTTACCTCTTCCTGCAAGGCAAGAGGAAGCCGCCCCGTTTGATTAGCAATAGCTGTAAATAAAGCGGGGTTAGCTTTACCTAGTATCGGGCACTGCATTTCTAATGGAAATTGTCCCGCGTCCTCTTCGTATGGACACCTCGCGAAGAACATGCACGTCGGACAACCAATTTCAGATTTACTTGACGGTTTTAATTTCATGGCTTTTAAAGTTTGGGCACCCCGGCCGCTTCCAGGGCGTCATATTGGTGAATTGTTAACGGTACAGAGCTGATGCAATCCTTACCGGAGAAAAGCAGCAGGGAGAAGCCAGCCAGCGGACTGAAGTCGATATAATACTTCTGCATAGCTGGATGTTTAGTTTTCGTGATCGGATTGAAAACGGGCTGTTTTACGATTGCTGCGCCGGCAGCTTAAGCGCCTTGCATATCCCCTGCGATCAAAAGGCAGGTAGACAATCATAGAAAATACAGGTCCTGCCGCGTGTTTACGCGGTTTTAATTGGGCGTTCATAAAGCTATATTTTAGGTGAAGGAATGCGATGGAAGCCAGGGTATTAAAATACCCCGGGTCTTACTCTCCCAGCCTCGCGGCATTTTTATTTCTGAATTCCGTGATTATCTTTGTAAAACCTAAGCAACCAGGTTACCCAGTCCGTCTATCTTATCTGCATCAACCTTTTCAATCAAAATCACACTATCCGCAAGCTTCAGATGTTCTTTAAGAACGTCAATAGCAGGCTGCAGCATAAGCAGTTCATTGCGGCCCTTGGCCCAGCGTTTTACTGTCTCTGCGCTGCGGCCGGTAGCAATGGCAATCTTGCTTTGTAAGACAATATCTTGTAGAATTACATCGGCGTACACTTTTTTCAATGAGACGGGCATAGTAGAATTTAATTAGGTTTGTTATATTGTTGTTTTAAATCTGTAACAAATCTATAATACAATTTCGACAATGTCAAATATTTGTCCAAATTTATTTTCATAATTATGGCGACCGGATATGAGATTAAAAGGCTAAGAACTCAGGAAAAGAAATCAGCACAGGAAGTTGCGGACTTTATTGGTGTAGATGCTGCACGTCTGCGAAAATGGGAAGAGCGAGATACTGACCCAAAGGACTCTGGGGACCTGAAGAAGGTGCTTGAATACTTTAATATTGAGGCGCTGACAGATTTATCCAAATTTGACAAATTCAAATTTTCTCATAAGGTTAGTAGTGCAGGACCAGATCTTTATAAAGAAAAATACATCGCACTCCTGGAGCAGCAGCTTGCCCAGGCGAATGAAAACCTGGCAAAGGTTACCGAGGCCGCGAAGAAGCAGGCTGAGATTATTGAAGGGAGTCTAAAGGAATTATTGAAGAAAAAATAGCCCTAATGCCAATAACGGAATTATACTCTCAAAGAAATAAGCAGCATGTTGATGTATATCAATATACAAGCTTGTCAGCAAAATTGAAAAATCAAATCATCCACATTTGGGATGACTTCTTCTCGGCGATATCCAAAGATATTTATGATGAATCTTGGCAGTTAATACATACGACTTTGCTAAGAGAGCATGGTAAGAAAGAATTGATAGTTTATGCTCTAAATAGCTATACAAATAAATATAAAATTGAAAGTTATTTTGATAGCAACAATGACATAAACGAATGCCTTGATATTGTTGAGATTGTTTTTCAAGTTGTGTTGTATGCTCAAAAATTTTACAACTCCCCAAACAATTATCAGCGAAAATTGCAGTACGGTGCAAGTGAAGCGATAGCAGACTTAAATCGTAGATTCAAGCAAAATGATGCAGGCTTTCAATTTGAACAGGGTAAAATAATCAGGCTTGATAACACATTATTACACAATCAAATTATACAAGAAACGCTACAGCTTTTGTCTGAACCTGATTACAAAAATGCGAACCAAGAATTTCTTAGTGCTCATGAGCATTTCAGGAAAGGACGAAATAAAGAGAGCTTAACAGACTGTATAAAAGCGTTAGAAACAACTATTAAAATTATATGTGGGCAAAATGGTTGGGCATTTTCTCCTTCAGCGACAACGAAGGGCTTACTTGACGTTTGCTTTGTTAACAAGCTTATTCCTGATTTTTTTCAAACTCAATTTTCCTCATTAAGGAGTATGCTCGAAAGCATCCCAACCATAAGAAATAAAAAGGGAGCGCATGGCCAGGGAAGTACACAGATAGTTGTTCCAGACCATTATGTTTCATACCAACTTTATCTAACTGGCTCGACCATAAATTTCTTGATTGCTTGTCAAAAAACCTTTACCGGCGCATAATTATAAAACTCTTATACCTTTAAAATGAGAAATAAAGTGGATTTTCTAAATCGTATTGAAGAATTAATCAACATCGGTGACAAAGGCTACCACTTATACAAAACAAGCAACAGCTTCTCAGAAAATTATACGCAGTTCAGAAGTGGGTCACTGTCGCTGATCAAAACAATCTACGGCAACGAACACCCATACTATATTGAATTTGACAATAAGACTAAGCAGGGATTTGGTTATTTAATACCTTACGGACGTGGTATACTATTAGCTATTAAAAATGAAATAGAAGATGGTTGGCTATTTACAGTAAAGGGTTTGGTTTCTGCGGAAATATTTTCTGATTTTCTTGAAATGGCCAAACACCTCCTTGATGAAAAATATAAAGATCCAGCTGCAGTTATGATTGGCAGCGTCCTTGAAGAGCATCTACGACAATTATGTAATAAGCATAGCATTGATACAACTTTTCTAAATCAGAAGTCTGAAGTAAAACCGAAAAAGGCAGATATGCTAAATGCAGACCTAGCGAAACATTCGATTTACAATCTTCTGGAGCAAAAAAATGTTACTGCTTGGCTTGATCTCAGAAACAAAGCAGCCCATGGTTTATATTTAGAATATGATCATAACCAAGTCGATCTTATGTACCAGGGGGTTTTAGATTTTATGGTAAGAAATGCAATTTAAAAAAAATATTACCCCCTAATCCGCTCCCCTTTTGCCGTCGGCTAATGCAAGGCTTACCTGGTAAGGGTTGCAGCGCCGGTGAGTAGTGAGACTCTGAATTGAACCTTAAAAAATCCATATATGGCACGTCCAAAATATCAAATTTTTATCAGCTCAACATTCAAAGATCTTCGTGAAGAACGAGAGGCCGTAATCTGGGCTTTGTTATCAGCCCGGCATATACCTGCAGGTATGGAAAATTTCACTCCAACAGATGACCGGGGCTGGAAAACAATCCTTTCAGTCATTGATAAGTCAGACTACTATGTATTGATACTTGCCGGCCAGTATGGAACGGAAGATATAGACGGCTTAAGCTGGACAGAAAAGGAATACAATTACGCAATTCAAAAGGGTATTCCTGTTCTTGCATTTCTAAGAAACAAGGATCATATATCCGCCTCAAAGTTTGACATAGATCCTCATACTGTTGCAAAACGCAATACATTTTATAATAAGGTAACTGCGCGGCATTTATGTGGTCAATGGAATACCAAAGATGATCTTGTATCTCTGGTAACAAGGGCTATCGATAATCAAATCAGGGATGATGAAGACGAGGGTAAAGGGCGACCCGGGTGGTATAGAGGGAATGAAATTCCTAAAATGGAAACAATGGAAGAGTTGACACGGTTGTCTAAAGAGAATTCAGAGATCAGAGATGAATTGCAAAAAATGACTGGAAATGCAGGTCCACTTTTTAGCGGATTGAGCTACGACGAAATGAAAAGCCTGCTTACAAAAATAACAGTTGCCTATGACGATCAGGACTTAACTCTGTTTCAAATTATTAAGAAAGAAGGGCATATCCTAACCCAACGGCCAATAGAAATACCTGTAGGTGCTAATACTAAAAAAGGCGGACTAACATCATTAACACAGCATAGAATTTTGCTTAAAGAGATATCTGTTAATGATCCACAGTACGTCTCATACCGGTTTACCAATGATGGGCATAACTTTTATCTTCAAATGAAGCTTAGAAATGATGCTTAAAATAAACTTTGACAGCAGAAAAATCGTGGCAGGCCGAAACCTGCCCGATATTGGATTAAACGCAGGGAGTAAATCCACTATTTAATTAACGAAAAAAGCTGCAAAATGGTTGAATACCTGCCAAAATAAATTGGGCCACATAGAAATGCAGGCCCGTTTTAAAATCCAATATCCTAAACCACGCAAGATGCGCAAGGTTGATGCCAAACCAGAACTACCCACTTGAAAATGATGAAAATATCCGCAGATGGTGCAGGGGATTGATTGAAAAACGTGGCCGGAAATAAAAAAGCTGCAGCCTTTCGACCGCAGCTACCCTCAGACAGAATACAGTTACAAAGATAATAAAAAAGCCACATCATGAATGACGCGGCCTTTTAATTCCCTTTTCATATGTATAGTACTGTTTGCAATATAAATAAAAAGCCCCACCAAGAATAGTGAGGCTTGAATAGATTGCATTTAATAATTTAGACAAGTAACATCGGCAATTTAAACAAAAGCCGCGACAAGAATATCGCGGCTACATGATAGCATATATTGTGGGGAAAATTTTTGGCATTTCAAGGTTTTTTATAAATTTGAATCACCGAACACTGATCAAGCAAAAGAAGCGGATAGAAATCCGCTCCACAATATTAACGTCGTAAATAACTCATGACAAGGAAGGGATAAACATCCCTTCCGCATTCTAAATCCAATTATAACAATGGAGTCGCATGGAAATGCATCTCCTCAAAAAAACTTTCTATTAATTAATACAAGGTAGACCTAATTAGACTGGAAACACTTTTTATTATTTTGGTATTATGCCTGCTTAAACTTCAATAGGGACACAAGAAAGCCGCTTTAAGACTAAAGCGGCTACTTAGCTATAGATTCTATCCTACAACGGTCCATCCGATGACCGTTGTTTATGTTGAAACAAATCCCGTGCTCACTTGTAACAGCCTTTAAAAGGTCGACGATCCGTTGGAAATTGAGGAAAAACAACCTGCTTTCATGAAGAAAATACACTGTTAATTAGTAGTCACCGCATTTTAGAGGATCTGCTAATCGGAATACCAGCGAGTGAATGTGATTAAAAAAACAAGCCACACCAGGAATAGCGTAGCTTTATAATATAAATAATTTAGACTGTACCGGGAAGGTACATAACTTCTTAAAGCTATGAATCTGCAAGAACACTTCTACTATCACAATAAACCATATGCTGAACTGTCTGACAAAGACAAGGCTTTCATAGATAAATGTGTTAAAGCCATCGTTCATGATCCTGGGTATGGACGTATCCAGTCTGACCTGGAAATGATGCCTGCCTTCACCATCAAAGTTGATAGCACAGAAACTGGCTCTTTGCCGCAGGCGGCACAAGACTACATGTTCACTGCAATGAGTTTTATTTTGAACAGGCGTCCTTTTGACATAGTGTACAATGATACTGTTCTCACAGTAACCCCTGATGGCGGTCATCGGTATACAATCAGCCCAGCAGATAACTTTCCCGTTACTATCTATAACTTCTCTAAGTTGGCAGGTAATGAAATAAAGCGGTGGACATTTATTCGAAATGAAGGTGAGGATACACTTGCTGATGTAGCTCAAGAAATTGGTAGTTTGATTGAGGATGCTTTGAGGTAGAAAATAAGTAGAAATACGGTTGTTGACGAAATTTGTAACTTTATTTTCGTCTACACTTTTATAAAAAAACTCATCATTAAGTAGAATGGAAGAGGAGCTACTTTTTAGTCCAAAATTTTCTGGCGCCAGATTTAAAAACGCAACCTTGCCGTTTGATGTTCTAGAGGATCTGTCTGCCTATCAAGACCTCCTCATTCAAGTAGCAAAAGATATATTTTATCAGAAAACGGGCGTCAAAAAGGTCCCCAAAAACTTCGCCGCTGGCGTGAGTTTGAATCTACAAAATCTAAAGGAAGGAAGTACGATTTCTCCAATATTAATAGTAGCTGCAACCTTTTTTAAAGGCGGCGTAGACACCAAACCTTATTTCTTAGAGGCCCAAAATAAAATAACAAATATCGTCTCAAAGGCTGAAACCGATATCGACTTAAAAACCGATCTCAGTGCAAGCGCATTAAAACATTTCAGGAAATTTGGCAAGCATCTAAAAGATGGCGAAACAATGTACTTTGATGAAAAATTATCCCCCAATGCAAAATTTACCCCTCATACGCGAAGGAAGATTTTGCTCACGTCGCCTGAAGTGAAGCAAGTGGAGAGTGCTGTTGATGTGCGAGGATCCGTCACAGGTTACCTGAAAAAACCGAAAGGGTTTATTGTTACTACTTATGAAGACGTTCAAATTAATATTACAGCCAATGAAGATGAGAATTTGGAAGAGTTTGTAAAAGCCTTTGATCGTTACGAAGCTGAGCAAAAAGTTTTAGTTTCAGGAACCGGCATTTACAATAAGCAGAATAAGCTTGAGCAGGTAAAAGATATTAAAAGTGTTGTTTTACTTGATAAAAAAGATGTCCCGACTCAATTAGAAAAGCTGCTTCATTTTGATAATGGATGGTTTAATGGAGAAGGTAGTAGTTATTCAAAAAATGAAATCAAATGGTTATCAGAAAAATTTGACGAGTATTTCCCTTATGGCATATTACTACCCTATACATTCCCAAACCCTGACGGAGGAGTTGAATTTGAGTGGACCGATAAAAATCATGATGTAACGCTCGATATCAACTTGAAAAGCAAGCACGCTTACCTCCACTATCTTGACACATCAACAAACGAAGATAGCGATGACAACTACGATTTGAATAATGTTGACGAATGGCAAAGATTGAGTGAGTACTTAAAAAACTATTTTAAAGCATAATATTAATGAACAACGAAGCTATGCTATTTAGGCAGGTACACCCCACTTTTGTCCAAGACGATCTTCCCACAAGCCAAGTCTATAACCCTTCTGTACAACATGGTTATATTCTGTCAAATTATAGTGGTGATCATTTTTCGGCAAAGAGTTCTTTTGAACATTATACCGCGAATGGGAATTCCGCATGCGGAACTATAGGTGTAACAAACCAGGAAGTGTTAAATGTAGGTCTTACTGCAATCTTAGATGATATAGGCTTCGCTGGACACGTATCTGTAAGTATGAAGGAGTATGAACCTGCAGACAGGAAAAAAATATCAAAAATTCTACGGAACGCCGCTGTGGCGAAAGGATGGCTGCATCGAGTTTAGTGATTTTCACCCCAGCCTCTCCAGTATCTTATCGTCAGATCCAGTTTCTTTTAATCTCTGACATTTTGCTCAGCGCCTGCTGGTGATCCTCAATACTGGCTTTGAAGCTCTCAATTATTTTTTCGGTTCTTATCCGGCTGAGTCTATAATGCTCTATGTCCAGTCGGGATTTATTTATTAGGCTCCTTGACTCATGTATGGCAAGTGCCAGTGATTTTTCCATGTGGTGCAAATATACATTAGCCCGGCCTGTCAAGTATCTTGGCGTTAAGCTCCTTTGTTCGTATATTGAAACGGAAAATTGCTCCCTAAAAAGACCCCTTTTTAAACTCATTTATCAAAACGCCTGCCCGGCAAGCAATTATCGCGCATAATAGTAGTGAACACAGGAATTGAACCATTAAATATAAATCATGCTAACTTGGATTTTGATTGTGGTAGGACTTCTCCTTAGTTCATCAGGTGCATTCATGACTTTTTTTGACAAACATGAAGACTTTAATTCCGGCAAAATTAAATCCAGTCAATATAAGGGCCTCTTTTTATTATCCCTTTGTGGAGCAATTCTGACATTCTTTACAAACATTGATTCAAAGGTTAGAGGGGATCAAAATTCCCAAAAAGCTAAAGAACTCAACGATTCCTTATTACACACTCAGTCAAAGATTATTTACCTGCAAGATACCATCATAAAAAACCTCACTGGCGGAGGCAACGTACCAAAGTTGATTATAACCCAGGGTACAACATTCAAAGGTTATGTTACGGTTGTATTGAAATTAGAAAACAACGGCAACACTCCCCTAAGAGGCTTGCATGCTACGATAACAGATATGTATTCTGCTTTAAAACAAACAAAGGTTAACAGGGACGGTGTTTTAGAAAGTTCAATTCCGATCGATCTGTTTCAAACATACAACGACTTTCAAAAAAGATATTTGATTGAGGTGGAAATTGGAAGTTTGCCACCAAAAGGAAGTAGTGAATTTTACTATCCACAAATTCCAGAAGTAATTTCAAATTGGCAAATCGGCGTAAGGATTCAATGGGATAATGGATTAATTTATTGCGACTTTGACGGAACAAAGGATTCAGACAAACGTTTGCCAGTGCTAAAATTAATATCAGCAGGAAATGAACTTGGTAGCCAATCCAACCAAGACTTTATTGTAATTTTTAACCAAAAAGATTAAACCGCCTTCAAAATAATTTCCGGAGCTCCCCAGGCCTTATGAATCACTGTTTTCTTGCGTTCTGTGCTCACATCAACATACCTCTTAAAGCTGCTGTAAGTTGTATGGCCTGTTATCGCCATTACTTCTTGCGGCGCCATTCCTTTCTCCAAGGAAAGGGTAGCAAATGTTCGCCGGCCCATGTGAATACTCATGAGCTCGTATTTTGGAAGTACAGCGGATTTGCGCTGCGCGCCAAACTCCCGGACTTTCTCAATTGGTGTACTGATACCAGCCTGCTGACCTATCTTCTTTAATGCAACATTTGTCTTTTGACTGCTTATAATTGGCAGCGGGAAGGCCATCTCTTTATATTTGTCCAGGATCTTTGAGCTGATGGCATTAAGCGGTATATCCAGCTTCTGACCGGTCTTTACAGCACTCATCTTAATCATATCACCGCGTATATGTTCGCGTCTCAGCTGTACCAGGTCACTGAACCGTAAACCGGTAGCACAGGAGAAAACGAAAACATCGCGCACTCTATCCAATCCCCTGTTTTTGGTAAGATCCAGGTTAATAACAGCCTGCAGTTCTTCCTCAGTCAATACGATTACCTCATGCCGTCCGTCTTTCCTGCCAAACTTGAAGTCTCGGTAATCATTGTTTACAGGCAGCTTGTACAACACGCGGGCCTGATTAAGGATTGTTTTGAGAATAGATATCTGCTTGGCAATTGATGTATTGTTCATTGCCAGCTTTATTTCAGTTACACGCTCGTCCTTCTTTATTTCTTTTGTAAGCTGAGACAGAAACGTCTGAAAACCTTTGATAAAATTGATATCAATGCCCTGGAAAGTGACTCTTTGCCCAGTGGCTTTTTGGTACGCATTGAACCTCTTAGCCAGTCCCTCATAAGTTGCAATCGTGCTCTTTCGGTGCGTCGTGCCGCTGTCCTTGGCATACTTTTCAATAAAGTCGTAAACGTAGATTCCTGGCTCCTCCTTTTTTGTTAATGGCTTCCGGATCTTATTCAATTCATCAATAACCATCTGGGAACTATAGGAAACCTTATCAAGCTCAAAGCGCTTCTCAATATCTTTTAAATCCCGGCGAATTTCATCAAGCTTGGCGTTGTAGTCTTTGATATCTGCATCCATTGGCAATAAATCGTAATCAACATCCGGAATCAACTTTTTAGCGGCTTTTTTATCAAGATAGATTGCTCTCTGATTATCAGCCTGCCAGTTCCTATCCTGTAGTTTGATGCCGGCAGCGAAATATTTTCTTTGGCCCTTTATCTGATAAACCAGGCGAAGCGGTTGAAAACCTTTGTCATCTTTTTTATCAGGACGCAATTCGAATCGGATTGTAGGTGTTGCCATTGTAGTTCTCTTTTGCTCCCTTCAAAGATAGAAGGGAGCAGCAAAGGGAGCAAATAACACCTGAATTATTTTGGATCGTTCTGAATAAAATTATCCACAACTCTTTATTTACAGGTGTTTACCGCTTCAGGAAACCGATTCAATTTTTATCAATTCAGGCAGGTTCAATTCCCATCCTCGCTACATATAAAAATAAAAACCTTGATACTTTTAAGTTCAAGGCTTTTATTTTTATAGACGTTCTAATCAAAATTTTCTATTAAAGCTGTTCAAATAAAACCTCTTCGGCTGCGATATTTTCAGATAACAACACACTTACTATAACTACAAAATCCGTAATCAAATTAATATCCAAAGAGGAACTTAAATATCGCTTATAACCTCAGCAACTATACTGTCTGTAAACTATCCTCATACAGAATACATGATGCAATAAAAGAAGAAGATTTATATGATTCGAATGATAATTAAATAAACCAAATATTCAGATCACAATCATTAACAAATATTCTCCAAATAAAAATAAAAGAAGTTGTTTAGATGATCATAGGTGATCATTTGGATAGCGATAGTTAAGTTAACGTGGGCAAGAATTACTATCTGCAACTTTTAATCAACCAAGTTAGTCTCAAAGTGATTTTTTAATCATTTATGGAAGGAGGCTTATCTCCTACAAAAACATCAAGTTTAGGTTTAACAAACGCAAGTTCGGTGCTCATCAATTGCTTTGAATTTTTCTTTTTTACCTTTTTTTCTTCAACGGGTTTAACAGAGGAGTAAGTAATGAATAAGTATTGATCTTTTTTTATACTGATTAGCTTTTGCAGTTTAACCCTTCCACTGTCCGCAGTTACCCTTATCACATATTTACCGCGAAACATCTTCACAGAATTTATAAAATCAATGCCGCTTCCATGTTCTGTCCACCTAACAATTTTATCTAAAACCTGGTCACCGGCCAACCCAATGGAAACATGAATATCTTTTTTATCACTGCTTAAATTACTGGCGAAAAAATAGACATTTGATTTAAAATGTTTGCAGGAACAAAACGCCATGAAGCCCAGTATCAATAGGAAATAGGTTAGATATCTTTTCAT